GAAATCAAGACCGAATCAAGCGTCCAAGACGTTATCACGGCTATCAATTCACTCTCTCCGTTGGTTGCCAACAAGGTCTTGGAATCCATGTCAGCCAACGAAATTAGGGCCTTGGTGTCCTTGCCTGCAAAGGCAGAGGGTTCGGGTCTTGCAGGAGCAACTGCAGCCGTAGAGGTCAGCCCTGAACCTACTGCACCGCAAGGCTTGGTATCAAACGACAACATCAAGAAGTTGTCGGGCCGTGAGTATCAAAACCTCATGCGAATCGTGCGTCAGTATATGCAGGAGAAAATCACGCTTGAGATGGCTCGGACCATGCTATCAGCAGGCTTCGGTCTATCAGCCCAAGAGATTGACACGATGCTGGGCGTTCAGTCCCAAGAGTTCAGCGAGCCCGATGAGGACGAGGACTACGGATGGGGCGACGAAGAGTTCAAGGTCTTGGAGGTCGTTGCCTCTAAGTTCGGTTGCCATGCAGACGATTACCATGTCATGCACTCGAAGCCAATGCGGTTCGACACCAACATCGAGGAAAACATACGGTTGGCCTTTGCCGAACTGGGCGAGGAAGAAGTCGAACTGGACAAGAAGATTGAAGCGTATCGCAAGAAGAACCGGGACGCATCGGTTGAAGAAATGGCCAAGGAGTTCGGGGTCAGCAAGGCGAAGGTCGCCAAGCGAGTCGCCTACCTAATCACAAAGGACCGCTATCCTATCAGCCGGGCCGTGGACAAGATAGCCGAGCAGAACCTGCCCAAGGGCGTGAAGGAAGTTGCAGAGCCAGTCTTGGAAGTCCGCTACAAATACGCATGGGCCACAGGGTTCAGCAACAAGGACAAAGGCTCCAGCCGTGAGTTCTGCAAGGTCATGCTGGACTTAGCGGGGCAGGGCAAGGTTTACACTCGTGAGGACATCGACGGGATTTCTGCAATCATGGGCTACTCCGTTTGGAATCGCAGAGGAGGTTGGTATCACACACCCAGCGGAGTGAATCGCCCCCAATGCAGGCACGTATGGGAGCAGCAGTTGGTAATCCGTAAAGGCAATAAAATCACGAAGGCATGAAGGCACTATTCATAAGCGAAGAAACGCTGCTCGACAATAGCATTATCAACGAGAACGTATCCTATACGCAGATACGTCCTACGGTTGTCAAGGTCCAAGAGATGCGGATTCAGCCCATCGTTGGCTCTGCACTCTACGGGGAATTGGTTACGCAGGTCGTCAGCGGTTCAACGTCTGCACTCAACCAAACGCTGCTGGAGGACTACATCCAACCCGCAATGATTCAGTGGCTTTACTACGAACTACCCATGGTCTTAGCGTTCAAGTACATGAACAAGGGGATGGTCCGTAGAACAAGCGAAGAGTCCTCCCAAATGAGCATGGAGGAAATCACTCGGCTGACCGATAAAGTCAAGAACGATGCCGAGTGGTACTCCGAACGGATTACCCGCTACCTCATGGAGAACCGCAACTCGTATCCCTTGTGGAACTCGCCTCCGTCTGCTTTGGATACCATCTACCCGAATGCTACCAACTACCGAACCGGGATGGTCTTAGACCGCAACCGAAGGATGGGAATCAGCAACCTTGACTACCCCTACCCTTACGGACAATTCGGGGCGTGTAATGACTGCTAACGATGGGCGCACACAAGAAGAACATACTGAAACTGCAAAACTATGTCTTGGATAAAAATCAAGCAAGCCCTGCTGGACCTTGCAAATGCTCATCCACAGGTCAACTCCTTCGGGACGGGCGACCCTCTTGCGGTAGGCACGGACAACACCATCAACCTGCGAACCCCAAGCCGTGAGCGTATTGTCTATCCTTTGGTCTTTGCGGATGTTCAGTCAGCAACTACTGACGCTGGGACTTTGGACCTTGTGGTCGGTGTCTATTTTAGCGACCGGGTGGAGTCCATCAAGCCGATGGGCGGAGTGGTTTCGGGCAGCCCTACGCTGGGTTGGCAGGATAACGAGGACGAGGTCCTAAGCGACCAACTGCAAATCGCACAGGACTTCATATCAGGCCTCACAAACGACCCAAGCGAGGACTGGACCCTATCGTCCAGCGTGAGCCTTACAAGGTTCGTAGAGAGCCGGGATGACCGCACGGCAGGGTGGCAGGCGACGATGACCTTTGAGATTCCATTCAGCCATTCGGTTTGTGAAATTCCCACATAAAAGACATTTACAATTAAACGCTAAAAAATGCCTACACCCATATTGCAACAAATGCTCGGACAGGGCGGTACGATGGAGTTTATCAATGGAACCGTTACTGGAAAGAACTACGACTTCTTGGTAGTCAACACCGCTGCGACTTTCACAACCCTTACTGGAACTGGAAGTGAGAACCTGCTAACCGCTTACAACTTTTCCGGGGCTTCCATATCCGCTGGCATCGTTATCAGCGGTCGCAATGGCGGTAAGATTACTGCGGTAACTCCAAGCGTTGGTTCGGTCATCGGTTTCACATTCCTGTAATGCTGATAGGTTACGGCTACGGCTATCCAACAAACCAACTGCTTGGCGGTGGCAATCCGTTTTGGCTTGCATTCAACCAACGTGCAGACGCTGACGGGGCTTTGCCTGCGGAGGCTGCGGTCAATGGATGCCTCCAAACCCGATTCCTTAACTCGTTCCAATCTTACGATTTCTTCGTCTTTTATTCAAATTCTTGGCAGCCGTTTATGCAACGGGCGAATACCGACTCGGCTAACGCTGCGGAGGTTCGCTTCATCAACTGCCTCGAAGTCCGAATGTATAATCTTTTAAACGCATAGCAGATGCCTGCAAGCCCATCTTTACTCATCGTCCCTGCCCGATTCAAGACGGGGAAACTCTACACCCAAATCGCTACGACTTCGGCTGGGGTTGTCTTGGCAAGTTCGGGGGACTTCAACGTAACCCGTGCAACGGCTGCGACCCGTGTGAATGCAAACGGCTTCATTGAGTCGGTGGCTTCGGGTGTCCCTCGCTTGGATTACTATACCAGCGGTGGAACGGCTGGCTGCCCTGCTCTATTGGTGGAGGCAAGTGGGTCGAACTTGGCGTTGCAGAGTGAGGCGTTTAATACAACTTGGGCGGCAACCAGTTTGAATATAACGAGTGGGTTTACATCACCAACCAACAGCAACTTAGGTGCATTAATTGAGGCCTCGGCAGCGGGCGGTCGTTTGCGTCAATCCGTAACTTTGACAAGTGGCGCAACGCTTAATTTTTCTTGCTTTGCTAAACTCGGAACATTATCCAGCGGTGTGTCCTTGGTTTTTCAAGATGGAACCGCTACAAACTACACATCAGGTGCTTGTCAGGCTTTCCGCTTAGATACTGGACAATTAGCATCAAGCGGCTCAACGGGTGCTGGATTCACCGTTGTTCGGTCGGGGATTGAGAATTATGGCAATGGATGGTATCGGTGTAACCTTGCGGTAACAATGGGTTATACCCCTGCTACTCCTCATATAACGATAAGACCAACGGCGACACTTACATCAAGCATCCCTGTAACCGCCAGCGGCGACACTTGCTACATCTTTGGCGCACAACTTGAAGTCGGCTCCATCGCAACCTCCTACATCCCCACAACCACCGCAGCGGTAACCCGCAACGCAGACGCTATCAGCGTAACAGGCGCAGTCAGCGGTTGCATCGGGCAGACGGAGGGTACGATTTATTTGGAAACAAATGCACTTGTTAGCGGGGCAAGTGATTTATTTTGCTTTGCAAGGGCTACAACGAATACTGTATCGTTAAGCAAGAATTCTAGCAATATAATTCAAGCCACGGTATATACATCTGGCCCATCGCCAGCTTTATTTATAGCAGCATCAGGCACCGTGTCAGGAAATCTGAAAATAGCGGTTGCATACAAGACTGGCGAAAGCGCTTTGTATATCAATGGGGTTCCAATTGGGACGAGTTCAACCGCATTCTCTTTTGCTGCTGCATTAACTGAGATTAATATAAACCCGACTGGATTTTTTGAGGGGAGAGGCAACCAAAGGATTAGTGCCTTATCCCTCTACACCACTCGCTTAACCAACGCAGAACTCGCTGCCCTTACAACCCTCTAACGATGGCTACCTTCCGCAAGTATATCTTCCCCAAGCAGGCCGACGCTGACAAGGTGCTGGCTCTATGCACAGGCACGACCGCTGCGGTTTCCCTTGGGGTCTTGGACGGCCTTGTGTGCTACGACATCCTTTGGGAGGACGACGCACCCGAAGAGGCTACCCAGTACGAAACTTGGCCCGAACCAGTCGGAATCCACACCTTTGCAGGATGGGACAAGCAGTATGCAGCCGACTACGAACAACACAAATCACTATGAGATTATTCCGCAAACGCAACCCCGAAACCCCTAAACTACCCCTAATGAAATCAGCAGTCATCGCACTACTTCGCCACCTGTTAACCTTCATCGGTGGAACCCTTGTTGCTAAAGGTATCATTGATTCAGCGACCCTTACCGAAATCATCGGTTCCGTATTGACCTTGTTGTCAGTAGGTTGGATGGCCTTGGATAAGACAAAGGTTAAGGAGTGAACCTAATCGAAACCACCATCGTCGGGAGCGTTGCAGCAATCGTCGGTGGAGCGGTCGCTTGGTTCACCAAGGGCCGTGTAGAATCGGACTCCCTGCAAGTTCGTCAAGCCCAAGCGGTCCTCGCTATGTGGCAGGCTACAAGCGAGTCACAAAACAAGGAATTAACACAACTTCGTAACGAGGTGGTAAGTTTGCGTCAACGACTGGAAGACATGGAACAACTGGTTCATGAACTCCAAGCCGAGAATGCCAAACTTAAAAACCTTGCATGATTTTACCAGCCACCAAGCACACCCGAAACATCCACGAAGTCACCTGCCAATCAGGGCAGGAGTTCTTACTTGTCAGCGACCTGCATTGGGACAACCCCCATTGCGATAGAGGCTTGCTGAAAAATCACTTGGACGAAGCCGTCAAGCGGAATGCTGCCATCATACTCAATGGCGACACTTACTGCTGCATGGGTGGGAAATATGACCGTCGTGCTGACAAGTCCCTGATTCGTCCCGAACACAACACCGACCGTTATTTTGACGCTATCGTGGATACCTCGGTGGAATGGTTCGCTCCCTACGCCAAAAACATCTTGCTGATAGGATACGGCAATCATGAAACCGCTATTATCAAGCACGGGGAAACGGACCTCCTGCAACGCTTTGCCAGCACCCTCAACTACGCCACAGGGTCAGCGGTTCAGGTTGGGGGCTACGGAGGAACCATTGACATCCGAGTGCTGCACGATACAATCCGTGGAGTCAACTTCGTAGTGCATTATTTTCATGGGCATAGTGGGGGAGGCGCGGTCAGCCGCGGAGTAATTCACGATCAGAGGCTCCTTGCCGGGACCGAAGGCTATGA